TTGCCGACGTCGCGCATCTCGCGCTCACGCTTTTCCTTCTCGCCGCCGCCAATCATGCGCTGCAGGAAGCTACCGCCATCGGCTTTCTTGACTTTGCCGCCCTTTTTATAGTTCTCAGCCTTACCGCGAACCGGCTTGACCTGAACGTCGCCGACAGCCTTCTTGTCCAGAATGCCAGCGTCCTTGAAAGCAGCGCCGCCCTTCTTGAAGGCGCCAACATGCTTCTTGCCGTCGCGCTCTTCGTTCGCAGCGCGCACGTCTTTGTTGGCGATGCCGTTGCTAATTTCTTTTTCCATAGCGCGGCCGCCGGTGGCGCGGCGCTTACGGTCGGCGCGAGCCGCCGATTTGCCAGCAGCGACCTTGCCGCCCTTGTTATAGAGGCGAGCGCCTTTGCCAACAGGGCGAGCGCCGGTCTTTACATCAGCGTTCAGCGGCTCTGCCGGCGACCACGTCGCGGAAGTCGTATCCTGATCCTTATCTAAGGTGCCCGGATTGGCGAGACGACGGGCTTTCGCCTTGCGCTCGTCACGGGCTTTTTTAGCCAATTCATACATTCTTTCTCTCCAGCTGGGGAAAGCAGGCGTCCCTGCACTCGCGGGTCATCGCGAATATTTTGATACTACACCAAGCGCGTCTTTAATGACAGAGCCGCCAGAGGCATTCTCCCCACGCCGCGGGCGTATTTCAGAAACAAGAGAGACACGGGCATTAGGCTTCGTCTCTGCCATGTCCCTCAATTCTCCATTTGCGTAAGAGATCGCATGAGGCACACCATAGTATCGCGTTGTGATAATGAATTTCTTGTCTTCCGGCTCTTGCTTCAGACGCTCAATAAGTCTTTTGACTGTTGTCGCAGGGCCACTGATATCTGGATAGACAAGATCTGAACGGTCTCTATGCCATTCATGGCCTAGTTCTTTTACAGTATGAGAAGCCATAGAAGGCGAAATACCTACACCAAACTTCCAATATTTATGGGCGACATTCCAAACTTCTTCTGGGGTTTTGCCGGTCACATGAGCCAAGGAATGCACCATGCATGTGTCTTCATACGGAAGAGGAGGAACATTGTCGTCAGGAATATCGACGATGTCGCTTGATTGCGGCTGATCATCGTCTACGCCGCCGCCAGAAGCATAAGCCGGCAATCCCTTGAGGATAGCCGCGCGCAGCTTCGGCGTCATCTCAAGAGAATGAAGATGGTGGATTCGATCCTCTCCATCGTCAGTTTCTGTCCCAAGATTAATCGTGTGATCAAACAACTTCATTTTTATTGATGGGTCTAATTGCGCGACAAGTTTATTCATGCGCTCTGGCAGCTTCCTATCGTAATAATTGCGCATGCCTTTATTCTCTATTTTTAGATCGCCGCCACGCAATAAATGAACCTGCTTATTCCCCACGGTTTTTATCGGCTGAGAAAGCAATTTATCCGCAAGATCCTTGCCTATAAAACCGGGCAGAGCCTCTGCATGAACCTTTTCTTCAATATCTTCCAGCCCCTCAAGACCTTCAGCTAAAAGTTCTTTTGTATCTGGAGACCAGCGAATTGATTCAAATTTTTTATCCAACCCGTAACGATCTGACTGATCTTTCCCGGCCGTAAAAAGGATTTTTTTATAGTTGCCCTTCGCGGCCTCTTGCAAAATGCGTTTTAGCGCGAGATCAGTCCATCCCTCTGTGCTTCCAATATGCGGGCCTTCAGGAACGTCTTCTCCATCGCGCTTGTTTTGGCCCCAATCGCTTTGAACTTCTTCGACATGAAGATATGGCTTTTGAAAAGCGAATCCTCTGTCGGACATGCGGATATGGGCGAGAACATTAGGAGTTCCTTGCCAGTGTCCTGATTGATAGTTAGTGCCTTTTTCTGCCAATTCCTGAGACTTTAATAGATCTTCATATTTTTTAACCTCATCAAACGTCATAAGAGACGTCCATCTTTCACCGTATTTTTCACTTAGAGAGCGCGCCATCTCAGCGGCTTTTGCGCTACGGTCGGCGTCAATTTTTTCCGGTAAATGCAAAAGCAATTCACGATAATTACCTACTGTAAAATCATCGCGAGGATCGCTTAACTGGTATTCGCCATACTTCGCGTCATTAGGGCCTTTTGAACGGTATTGCGCCATATAAGGGCGAGCCTGCTCATTTAGCGCGTCAGCCTCGTCGAGTTTACCCTGCATCTTTAAAGCATGGGCTTTGTCCATTAACTCCCTGCCAATAGCATAAGGATCTCTGAGAACCTTCTCTTGAACCTGCGGTAGATTCGTCTGTAGGTGCCGCGCAACTTCTTGCGGATCCACGCTCTTCTGCCCAGCAAAAGCGTCTCTAACGCCTGACCAATCAAGTTCCTCCGCTTTGACATTCGGAGATCCTCTCAGCTTGTTCAGGATCTGATCAATCGGCGCCTTCTGAGGTATTTTGGATGCCGCCTCAGAAGCGGCGCTGTAAAAACCCATTGGCGTCGTTTCGTGGTCATCGTCGACAGCGCCGCCTTCAGCATAGCCCATGCCGCCGAAGCCGCCGCCGAAGCCGCCAAGACCGCCAAAGAACGAGCCAAGGCCCATGCCGAACATTGGCCCCCAGACGTCATAGAAGCCGCCAGTAGGATAGTTAGAAGTCTGGCCCGTCGGCATTGGCTGCTGCGGCGAAGGCGATGGATAGCCGCCGCCAAAGCCTTGCACATAATTCGGCAAGCGCGGGATAGATCCTTGCTGTGCAGCCGGGAGAACCGGCGGCCGCAGAAGACCAGTCGACGTCGGCTGCGCTTTTGCATAGGCGTCGTTCTGCTGCTCTTGCGTATTAATCTCGTTTTGCCCCTGCGGCACAGGGCTTGATGTAAAGCGCGAACGCGAGCCCTTGAAGCCCGGCGTGAAGCCCTTGAAGTTGCCGCCCATGCCACCGCCGTAATACTTGCCGGGGCGATGATCGATTACCGGAACCGACGAGACGCCAAGTTCTTCAGCAGCCGTTGCACGATGACGACCATCTTCTGTTCCATCACGATAAAGTTTAAGCGGGCCAAGAGGATCGCCAGATACAATATCACGTTTGAAATTATCAATAACCTGACGATCACCTTTTCCGATCTTGAGAGGCCGCGCTTCGCCAAGAAACTTCTCCGGCTTCATCTTTTTAATCTTGGCGGCTTTCGCGTCTTCTGTCATCGCAAGCGGATAATCGACGCGGCCGCCTTCCTTGCGCATATGGATGTTGGGATACTTCCACTGACCGGCAAAGCTAGGCGTGTTGCTGCGAGACACAATCGGCGCAGCGGCGAATGCCCATTCAATCAGACGGCGCCCAAACTGCTCAGGCTCTTCTTTATCTAACGCTGGGCCGGGAATTGAGCCGCCGTAAGCGCGCTCATGACGCTCATCGGCTCTCTCGACGCCATGCGCCATTTTCACATCGTGGTGCGTTTCAACGCCAGTTGCCGGCTCAACACCCGTCGCGGGCACTATGTCGTCATGCGTATCGACGGGCATCATAAACCTCTTATTTGAAATGGTCGGACAGCTTTACCTTTTCAGGCTCTTGCTCATGATCAACAGAGCCGCCAGTGGCGAACGCAGGTTCGCCCGGCAGTTCATCCCATTCATACCATTCTTTGCGCGTATAATTCGACGAGTCGTGATGCTTGTCGAGATTTGGGAACTGCGCATGGAAGTAGGGCGCATCTAATTTGAGAGTATCAGCCATATCATTTCCCCTTCTTACCTTGTGGCTTGATATTTACGCGGAAGTTAGTCGGGATTTGATTCCCTTCTTCGTCGCGCTCAAAAGTGCCTTTTTTAGTCTTTTTGAATTGCGGGTCATACTTCACAAAAAAGCCCTTAGACTCTTTATGCGCCGTGTCGTTCTTGCTTGAGACGTTCTTGTTCTTCAAGCCGACAATAACGCCTTCGTCGGGATTTTCGATGCTGTCCAACGGGCGGAAGTCATGTGTGTCGCCGGGGATGACGCGATAGGTCTTACCTGTCTCTTCATCATGAACCTCTTTTGGAACGACGCTTTTGTGGCTAAACGCCATAGCGACGTTGTTGCCTTGATCAAGGCGCCGGCGCATTTCTTCCCAATTGCTATGCGGGTTATCAACGTCTTCCTGCGACACGCCAGTCGATGAATAAGTGTAATGATGATTTGGCGCGACTGGATCATATTTCATCTTCGTATAGTCGTAGAAATCCACTTCAGGATGATTCTTGATGATCGGCTCAAGGATCTGCGGGCTGAGATCCGACAGGACGTTTAGGCGGATACCAAGCTTATTGCCATTGTATTCGGCTTCGCGTTTGGCGCTCTGGATCTCGTCAAACAAGCGCACAGCAAAAGCTTCCGGCTCCTGCAGCATCGCAATCGTTTTGTTCAGAGAGTTAAGCCTCGGGCCTTTAAAGGCGTCGAGATCTTTGCCGCCGCCAATCTTAAAGTAATTGCCAGACGTCTTACCAAGGCACTCGTCCTTGCAAGATGCATGATTTGGGCAGGTCTGAAAGTTGCCCATCTTGAACGCTGGCGCCAATGCAAGGCCAGTCGTTTCAACGCCCATGCCATCGACTTCAAGCGGTTTGCCGCCCTTGTAGCCGGATTCAGCCTTCATCATCTTCTCGTTCTTGCCAAGAAGAGGAACGGGGCCATCTTTGCGCACGCCAATATATGGCGCCAACTTTTGGATAGCAGCCTTCGTATTGGCTACACGTTCCTTATAAGGAAGATTAACGTGTTCATCGATTGCCTTATTAAAAGCATCGACTAGCGTCTGAACGCGCGGCATCTTTGCTTCTTCCTCAGACTTATCAGCCCAAGGAGCGCCTTCCGGCACGTTATACATTGATCCAAGCGTGCGCTTCGGCTGCAGCCCAACGCTACCCTCTGCGCCCGGCGCAGGGATGCGCGGCGTCGGCGCGGGGATAGGCGCGTCGCCTTGAACTTCGCTTGCCGTCGACAGCGCTTGGCTTACAGGATCCGGCTCGCCGCCATCAGCCATCACCTGACGGCCGACATGCGGCATATAGTGCGTCGGATAATCGTCTTCCAAAAGGCGGCCGCCCTTCGCCATGCCGGGCTTCACTTCCAGAGTCGGCGGAAGTTCGGAGGTCTGCGTCTTGAGATGATCGCTAATGATGTCGAGAGCGCGGTCAATAATCCTAGACATTCGGGGCGCCCTTATTCATGTCGCGCAAGAGATTGGCGAGGAACTGATCTTCGCGGCTGCGACGATCTTCATGCCGATGATGCGAATCAATCAGGCGGTCGGCTTCCTTGTGACCCGACTCTACGCCTAGCTGATGCGCCTCAAGATCCAATTTATCACGTCGGTTCTGCGCTTCAAACATCTTGGCTTGCGCTTCCATTTCTTTCGCAGGATCCTGCTGGCCCTTCGCCTTCAGCTGCGTCTCTTCGACCTTGGCTTCCGCCAGCATGCGGCGCGTCTGCGCATCAATCATGCGGGCCTGCGCTTCAGACTGCGAGTCGGCGATAGACGCCTGCGCGACAGCTTCCTTGGCGTCGGCTTCCTTCTGCAGGATCTTCAGTTCTTCCATCGCCTTGATCATCTCAGGCGGCATTTGGTTCTGCTGCTCAGGCGGCGCCAAGAACTGCTCAGGGTTGCTCCAGCCCATCGCCTTCATGGCGGCGAGATCAATCGCCTGCGCATTATACATCGACGGGTTGCCCTGCTGCAGCTGCTTCAGCGCCATCACCTTCATGATGCGCTGCGTATGGCTGGCAGTATTGGGATCCGCCTGCGGGATCAATTCGCAGTCATCAAGCGCCGCAATAAACGTCGCCTCATCCCATGCAAGCGACGGGCGCCGGCACTTCATGTAGAAGCTTTCAGGATGCTCGCGGAAGCAGCGCACCAGAAGCTGAAACTCTTCAGCCTGCGCGGCATGAAGGCGCTTATGAACGCTGTTCATGATCTTCGTGGCCTGATCAATCAGCGCCAACGTCGTGCCGACAGGCGCATCGGCGCGGCCTTCGCCAACAGCAAGTTCAGCCGTTCCGCCAACGCGCTGGCCCGTCTCTACGACGTTCTGCACAAGCTGCATCATCGGAGCGCCGGGCTCCTTATACGGCAGCGGCATAATTGCCTGATTAATCGGAACGCCGCCCGTCTTCACAAGCGCGCCGCCGCCCGGAGGCACGCGGAAAATGTTTGTGTTTTGGCGGGCTCCCGTGTCGGCCATGAGGAAGCCGGGGAAGTTCGCATACATGCCGGCGTCAAGCATCTCGCGCCAAGCAGCCGTCACCGCATTCGTGGTATTACCCAGAATATGAAGTAGACCGATATCGTAAAAACCCATACCGGGAACAAAAGTAAATTTGACAAAATTCGTTCGAGTTTCTGGCAACTCGTTTCCTTCGTCTCCAGTGGGCTCATCGTAGTTCCTCACGATTGACAGGACTTCTCGTGACGAAACATCAATCGTAACCCGATACGGGATTTCTAGGCCCGTGATCTTTCCTTTGTGACGATGTTCGAATCCGGGGATATCAAGTTCGCAATAGCATTCGTAAATCTCACGATCACGATCTTCGGCATTGCGCGATTCCATCGCGATGCCTTGCTGCGACATCTTCTCACGTTGCACAGCATCAAGGCTTTCTTGATCCGGCGTCGTCAGGCTGATGTCGCGATAGACGCCAAGGATCTGCAGGCGCTTCACCGTCGAAGGTCGCATATAAACGCGATGCGTGACGCGCTTGGCGTCGTTTAACGTCGTGGCGGCGTTATTGACGATGAGGTCGTCCGCATCCACCGTTTCGCTGACCGGGCGACCGCGTAAGGGACAGAAATAGACCTTTTTGAACGCTGTCCCGCCGAAACCCAGCATAAACAGCATCCGGTCAGTATCAGGATAATATTCCTTGGCGGTGGCGGTGAGATAATGGTTCAGATCCTTTTCAAGAGCGTCGGCTAGAAGATCCTGCTGCTCGCTGGAGTCGACCGAATCGATGCGAACCTTCACCGGCCCATCGGTCGGCAACAACTCTGAACGGGCGTTCGCCTGAAAGCGAAGAACCGCCTCCAGCATGAGCGGATGGCGAACCTTCGACATGCCCTCGACGGGAGCGCCGTCAGTGGCTCCCTGCAGCTGCGGGATCTCGACCTTGAGGCCCAGAAGCTTGATGCCCTGCGCCCTGTCCTCAATCCATTCCTGCCGGCTGTCCAGATCGTCCTGAATGCCTTTCAGCAGATCGCCGGAGATGGCTGAAAGTTCCGCGGTGTCGATCTCATCGACGAGATTGCGAAACCAATCGGCGGCCTTCTCTGCGTCGCTGACGCGCTCGACCGGCTCACCGTTCAAGGAAACGACGACAGAACCGTCGTCGTTCACCATGCGGAGGATGTTGCCCTTATCGTCGTATTCGTTCTTGTCTTCGCCATCCTCAAGGATCTCGACGACAAGGTCTTCCGCTTCACCAAGCCCGGCAGGCTCCTGCTGGCGAATAGAAGGAGACAAGCCCGGCGTAAGCGGCATATC